CCTGACTACCGTAGTTCCTGCAGTTGCTTCTACTAGAGGCGGCATTGTAGGTTACTTCAAATGGGGCCCTGTAGGCGAGATCCGAGAAATAGATTCAGAGAATAATCTCAAAAAAGTATTTGGAGTCCCCGACAATGATACTGCTGTTGACTTTATGACAGCGGCTTCATTCTTGGCATATGGTTCTGCTCTACAGGTAGTAAGAGTAGTAGATCAAAGCTCCGCACTAAACGCTGGTGCAACTGCAGGTGTATTAATAACAAACGATGATGATTATGACAATAATCATTCAGATGGAAGCGGTTCTAATGGTATGTGGGCAGCTAAATGGGCAGGATCTTTAGGTAACTCACTTAAAGTATCTTTCGCAGATAGCTCAGACTACAGCACATGGGCATACAAAGACAACTTTGGATATGCACCAAGTGCAACAACATCAGCAGCCGCACAAGGTGGTTCTGTAGATGAACTTCACATTATCGTCATTGACGAAGATGGAGATTTCACAGGAACTGCTGGAACAATACTAGAAAAATTCGAAGGTGTTTCAAAAGCATCTGACGCTGTTGATAGCGTTGGAGCTTCGAATTATTACAAGAACGTAATCAACACACAATCCGAGTATATTTGGTGGACAGACCACCCAGCATCAGACTCAACATGGGGTCAAAAACAGAGCACAACATTTACTTCTGCTCATACATCGAGCGAATCTACTGTTTCATTAGCAAACGGTGCAGATGCAGCTCCTGCTGACGGTGACAAACAAAACGGATATGCTTTATTTGCTAACGACGAGTTAGTTGATGTATCATTATTAATGGCATCAGGACACTCACAAACAGTTGGTAAATGGATTCAAGATAACGTAGCAACAGTTAGAAAAGACTGTCTAGTATTCATTTCACCACAGAAATCAGCCGTTGTTAATAACGCTGGCTCAGAAGCAGCAGACGTAGTAACAGACAGAAATACATATACAACAACATCTTATTCAGTATTTGACTCAGGATGGAAATATATGTATGATAGATATAACGATGTATTCAGATGGATTCCATTGAACGGCGACATAGCAGGTCTTTGTGTAAACACAGACTTAACCGCAGATGCATGGTTTTCACCAGCAGGCTACAATAGAGGACAAATTAAAAATGCTATTAAATTAGCGTTTAGCCCTAAGAAGTCTGAAAGAGATACTTTATACCAAGCAGGTGTTAATCCAGTAGTAGGATTCCCAGGAGCAGGTATTGTATTATTTGGTGATAAAACTATGTTACAAAAACCTTCAGCATTTGACAGAATTAATGTTAGAAGATTGTTTATTGTATTAGAAAAAGCGATTGCTACAGCAGCTAAGTTTTCAATGTTTGAATTCAATGATGAGTTCACAAGAGCACAATTTACATCTATTATAGAACCGTTCTTAAGAGACGTAAAAGGGCGCAGAGGCTTATACGACTTTAAAGTGGTTTGTAATGAAAGCAACAACACAGATCAAGTAATTGATTCTAATAGTTTTGTAGCTGACATTTTCTTAAAACCAACTAAGTCTATTAACTTTGTTCAATTAAACTTTGTAGCAACCAGAACAGGCGTAAGCTTTGAAGAAGTTGGTGGCTAACCTTTATAAATATTTGAGGAGAAACAAATGGACATAGATCAATTTAAAGGTAGACTCGGCGCAGGTGGAGCACGTCCCAATCAGTTTAAGGTAAAATTAGCTTTTCCTTCATACGTTGGTAACGTGGACCCATCATATTCGCTTTTGGTATCAGGAGCAGCACTTCCAGCTTCAACAGTAAACCCAGCCATTATACAATATAGAGGTAGGGAAGTTAAGTTAGCAGGAGAAAGAATCTTCGATCCGTGGACAATCACAGTAGTTAATGACACTGGATTTTCACTTAGAAGACCTTTCGAAGCTTGGATGGAAGGCATGAACGGAAAACTAGATAACGAAGGTATTTTAAATCCTAGCGATTATCAAGTTAATGTAGAAGTAGAACATCTTGACAGAAATGACGAAGTATTGCCAGGCGGTAGATATCAGTTACAAGGTGCGTTTCCAATTCAGATGTCTGAAATTGGACTACAATATGCTCAGAACGATATCATTGAAGAGTTTACAGTAACATTTCAATATCAAGCTTACACAGTCGTTAACTAAGTAGGCAGGTAATAAATTATGCAGATTTTTGGGTTTAACATAACTCGGACCGAGAAGCCACAGACGGAAAAATCGTTTGTGGCTCCAACCGATGATGGTTCCGTTGAAAGTATTAGAGCGGGTGGCTATTACGGCACCTACTTAGACTTAGAAGGCGTAGCATCATCCGAAGCAGAGTTAATTAAAAGATATAGAGATATATCAATGCACGCTGATGTAGATTCAGCCATTGAGGATATCTGTAACGATAGTATATCTAATCTCGAGGATGAAGAACCCGTAAAATTAAATCTTGACAGAGTGGAATTGAGTCCAGCTGTCAAGAAACAAATTCTAAAAGAATTTGAGAATATAGTCGAGCTCTTAGATTTTAGATCAAGAGCTCAAGACTATTTTAGACGTTGGTATATTGATGGAAGAATATTTTTCCACAAAGTTATCGACACAGAAAAACCTAGGGACGGTATTAAAGATATTAGATACATAGACCCTAGAAAGATTACTAAAGTTAGGGAAGTTAAAAAGGAAAAGAATCCGCAGAGCGGGGTTAACTTCATTAAGAAGGTAGAAGAATACTTTTTATATAACGATAAAGGACTATCTTCAAAACCAGGACAATATAAAGCGGGCGAACAATCGCAAGCACTTAAAGTAACTAAGGATGCTATTGTATTTGCTCCAAGTGGGCTAATAGATCAAGATAAAAATATACCTTTATCTTACTTACATAAAGCTATTAGACCTGCAAACCAACTTCGTATGATGGAAAATGCTGTAGTTATATACAGAATAACAAGAGCACCAGAACGAAGAATATTTTATGTTGATGTAGGTAATTTGCCAGCAATTAAAGCAGAGCAATACCTAAAAGACATTATGGACAGGTATAGAAATAAACTTGTTTATGATGCTTCAACAGGAGAAATAAGAGACGACAAAAAGTTTATGTCTATGTTGGAGGACTTTTGGCTCCCACGTAGAGAAGGTGGAACAGGAACACAAATAGATACCTTGCCAGCTGGGCAAAATCTAGGACAGATTGAAGACGTAGAATACTTCCAAAAGAAATTATATCAAGCATTAAATGTTCCAATTTCCAGACTTCAAGAGCAGGGCGGATTAAATTTCGGTCGTGCAGCAGAAATAAATAGAGATGAATTAAAGTTTACTAAGTTTATTTCTAAGTTAAGAAAAAGATTTAGCGTCATGTTTGACGATCTGTTACGAACACAATTAGTTTTAAAAGGTGTTATAACAGAAGATGATTGGAAACACATGAAGGATGACTTACTTTATGAGTTTGCATCAGATGCTTACTATACAGAGTCTAAGGATCAAGAAATCCTAAGAAGTAGAATAGAAGTATTAAATGGCGTATCCGCATTTATAGGAACGCTTTTCAGTAAAAGGTATGTCCAAAAGGAAATCCTAAGACTGACTGACGATGAGATTGATGAAATGGAAAATGAAATTGCGCTAGAACCGCAATTACAAAGACAATATCAATGGAGTCCATTCAGCCCGGTTGACGGTGGAGGTCCTGAGGAACAGCCACAAGGTGAACAAGGAGTAGAAAATGGATAGAACTGAAACTATTAAACAGATGATGGACGACATAGCCGCCGGTAAGGGGGCAGAAGTTGCATCAAACTTTGATGTCTTAATGAGAGATAACGCAGGTAATGCGTTAGATCAAAGAAGGCAAGAATTGTCTCAGCAAATTTTTAATAATCCTGAGATGGTGGCAATGGGTTTGGCTAATGGCGAAGAACAAATTATCGACGCACCAGACACATTAGAGCCAGAAACAGTCGAAGTAGAAGACGCTGTAGCAGATGAATTATCACCTGAAGCAGTAGCAGATGTCGAAAATTTAGAATCAACAGAGGCTGAGCAAGAAGAAGAACAGCCACAAGAAGAGGAACAAAATGATAACATTTAAAGAATTT